GAACTATTATTACCATTCGTGTCATCTGCTAATGCACCATTTAAAGTTGTAGTTAATGATCCTAAAATATTACCACCCCATAAAGATATACCCCAACCAAAAGCTCCAATTTGTTCAGCAGGTCCTACGTGGTAGTATTGATAGTACTTAACACTTCCAGATGTAGTAGCACCAGAACCAGACTCATTACTATCCATTGTAATGGTTAAAGTGGTTGGAGTAGGTACACTTGTTACCATATATTTTACATCATTAAAATCTGCTGCTGCATAATTAGAATTAGTTGCAGCTGAAAAATCGCTAAAAGTTATAATATCTCCTGCTACAAATGTATGTGTTCCTGAAAAAGTAATAGTAACTATTGGAGATCCATTAGTTGTTGTAAAACAATTTGATATAGTTGTGCCTCCTGGATTAACTAACGGGTGAATATCATAATAAACTCCACCAGAATAAACATATAATATCCTGTTAGTTCCTATAGCTGCAAATTTTGTAGATGCTTTATTAACAAAATGATGAAGTCCTCTTGCAACTCCTGTAAGTTTTGATTCACCTAATTGATTCCAGCCACCTATTTTTTCAGGTGTACCATATCTAAAACGCACATTCTCGCCATCAGTCCATTGAGACTCAGCACCTGTAGATGTAACTTGTTTATTGAAACCTGGTAGGAATCCTAGTTTTTGTAACATATAACCTCATTATAATACTATTTTATAATTTCTGGTATACCCAACATAGGCCTACCGTCAAATATATTTTTTTTAGCAAATGGGCCGTTTACATGATTATAATGTAGAAATACTTGACCGCAAATGTTCCCTTCAAAAGGCTCTCGCCAATGTTCGAGTTCACATCCACTATATACTAGCATATCCCCTACTTCAAGCAAGACTTTCGTGCCTGCTGGAGCATTAGGTTTAACAAGATTTTTACGTTCATCAATGACATTATCTGCTCCTGTACCATCTATAAAAATAGGCCAAGGATCACCACCTAAATTTAAGGTTGTAGATATTTCACAAGCAGGTCGGTCTTTATGTCGGTGTAAACAATCTCCTTTTTTATAAGCTCGTGCAAAAGAATATGTAGGAATTAATTCTAAATCTGTGTGTTGTTTCATTATTGGTAGCATTTTAACTAGTAGTGTATCCATTACAGGGTCTCCATAATGAGAATAGGTATTAGGTATTTGTCTATCATTCCAAGTTCCTAGCACACCACTTTCATAAACAACATTGTTTTCATATAACCATTTAACAGCATCTCTTTTAAGAAGAAAATAATTAAAACAAAAGTTAGCTAGTTCATAGCTAAGTGCACCTTTGATTACTTGGTATTTATCAAACATTAAAACCTTCCTGTATAAAATTAAATGAAATTGATATTCTTACATCCGTACTATTATTAGGTTCAACACAATGCCATAACCAAGCAGGAAACATTATTATTCTTCCTGATTTAGGTGCTAAATGACACTCTCTCCATAAATGTTGCGGAGGAGTACCTGATTTTCTAACAGGCATATTCATTTGTATTCCTGGTCTTGGATCATTGCAAACAAGTTTTCCTGAATTTTCTGTTGCTTTTACATAATATACACCTGACCATAAACAATTAGGATGTATGTGTGGTCTATTGTATCCGCCTGAAGGATTTAAGTTAGCCCATATATTACCTAAAACAGGTTTTCTATCTAACCATTCTTCTTGATATATTTCATTTTGCATATTGTATAATTCTTTAATTAATGGCTCAAATTCTTTTTGAGAATTATCTATATTTTTAGAATGCCAACCTTGCCTATTTGTTTTTTTAACACCAGGATCTTGTTTAGACATATTTACAATTACATTAGTTAATAAATTATTATCTATCTGTATATCTTTTGCATAAATAGTTGTTGGAAAAAATTGTTCTTTAATCATCTAAAAGGTTTGCCTCCAAACCAGACAACTAAAGATTGTCTCATACCTCTAGTTACTGTATTTACTCTATGATTTAAAAAAGATGCAAAACATGTTGCATGTCCTTGTTTCAGTGGTTTAAATTTACCAGGACTCATTAATTCTAAATCACCTCCTTCAAATTCCGATGGATCGTTTAATAATAATGTCATTGATATTTTTCTAACAGGAGGTTCGTGAGCCATGACAACATCACAGTCCATATGCCAATCATAAAACCCACCTTCTGGGTATTCTGTAAACTGAGCTTGTTCTGTTATTCTTACATCATCAAATCCAAAATGATTTAAATTTGCTTTTTGTATAAAGGTATCTAGTGTTTTATACATAGGAACCATTGCATCAAAAGGAATCCAACTAATAGTAGTTACTCTTTTCTTCGTATCAGTTCCGCCTTCTGGTCTACCTACACCAACTTGTGCTACCTGTGGTTTTTGTGATCTACCTGCTGCAATAATTTGTCTACATTGATCTGGTGTAAATAAAGGTGTGGTTGTTTCTATAATCCAACTTTTCCATTTTGGTTCGTGTATAATTGTATTTTCGTACATTAACTTATTCCTCTGTTTTGAATTGGATTGTAGTCTACATCACAATTAGCGGCCAATGTTCGTCTTAGACCTGGTCCATTGAATGGATAAACACAATGTCTCATATCATATGGAAAAATATAAAAATCTCGTACTTCAGTTTCTGGTTGATAATCTATTTTTGCAAATTGACCAGATACAGAACCTAATATTTGAAGTCTTCCGTTTTGAGGAGCTTCATTAGATGAGTATTCAACTCCGTAACTTTTTGGTAATTTTAAAATCATAACAGACGATAAACCTGAAAACAGTTCCCCTTGATGCACGTGTATTGGATTATATTCGTGTTCTTTCATCTCATTTATCCAAATAGAATTTAAATGAATCTTGTAATTTATTATTTGATTCCAATTTAAATAATGTCGATAACAGTCTGTAAACCAAGCTAAAACATTAGCAGGTAATAAATTATGTGTTTTCATTTTAGTTTGATCTTTACCATCATAAAATAAACTATTTTCTTTTTTAATTTTACCAACTAATTGTTTGTTAGCTACTGGTAATTCTGAATATTTGTTTTCGTAAATATAATTAATTATATTATAAATATCTAATGGTACTTCATACCTTAATATAGATTGACCTAAAAATACAAAATTAAATTTCATTTAATCAAATTGTTTTTGATTACTCGGATTTTGCTCCAAGCTTTGATTCCTGAGATATAGCTTCTCTTTTTTGACTTTCAAGTTGACCTCTTTCTTTTTTAAGTTTTTCTATGCCTTCTAATTGTCCTAGAACATTAAATACTTCTGGCTGACTAGATCCAGAGGTTAAAGTGTTTTTTCTATTAATCATTACTTTATGATAAGATTCAAGTTGGTGTGTATCAACATTATTTTTATCAAATTTACCATCGTCAACTTCTTTCTTAATTTTAGACCATAGTTTAATTTCTCTCATCCTGTCTTTAGCAGTAAGTTCCATTGCTGCTTTACTAAATTTTTTTTCATCAAGATCAATTTCAAATAATTCTATTTTTAAATCATCTTTTTCTTCTTGTATTTTTTTTTCAAGTCTTTTTATTTTGACATCATTTCTTCTGTAATCAAAAGATAACTGCATTAGCTGTTCTAAATAAACATTTTGTTCTCTAACACATTGCCAATACTTTGCAGCTTTACTTGGATATTTATAGTCGTTTAACACTGAAAATCTCATTTCAGTTTCTGTTCTAAAAATTTGTTTTTTAGTCCAAGTATCTCGTAATTCTTCAGTTAAATCTTTAAATGCTTTAACATCATTAGGATCTAAAATGTTGTGTAAGTTATCAGATTCTTTGTCTACTAGTTTTTGTATATTTCTTTTTTCAGTCATTATATTCCTTTCATTGAATAAACTTAATATAACTATTTAAAGTTATAAGTCAAGTTTAAGAACTAGAAATAGTAACTGTAGCTGCGCCTGGTCCTGTAAATTCTACTGTCTGTCTTGCAGAAGGAGTTGGTGTTCCTCCTGGTGTTCCACCCGCTGCAAAAAATCCTGCTTGTGTACCACCTGTTGCTGCTCTTGCTGGTTTGCCAACAGGAAAACTAGGTTGTGCTGTCCAAGAAGATCCATTCCAAAATGCTACACTAGTTCCTTGTCCATATATTGCTGCTGTTTGAGTTCCTACACAAACACATCCATAATAATCAGATCCAGGTAAATTTGGTCCTGATGTCCAAGAAGAACCATCTCCTGTAAATGCAGCAGATGGATATCCAGATGGAGTTCCAGCTCCATAAAATATATTTGCTGTTTGAGTTCCGAACATATTAGCACCTTCATATCCACCACCCGGTACTGAAGTTATAGTTGTCCAAGAACTACCACCCCAAGTGTATGCTGAGCTTTGATATGAGCCTGCTGGTTGTCCACCCCCTGCTCCAATTCCTGCTGTTGATGTTCCTGATGATGCAAAAAATGTAACTGCAAATGGTGTGTTAGTTAAACTTGTCCATGTACTTCCATCATATGATTCATGAGAATTAGATGCGGTATTAGGTGCTCCTACGGGGTGAGTATTACCATCAATTGCATTACCTGCAGCTGGTGTACCAAAATTTCCTAAAGCATATCTTCCAACATTTAAATTTCCACTTGTAGCAAAAGAACCCGATGCATTAAATACTTGACCTTTAAGAACGTAAGTCGTTGTGTTGTACCAAATTTCTCCTACTTGAGGATTAGCTGGATCACTTGCTCTGATTGGTATGTTTGCTCCATGTATGTCTCTTAAAGTTGCCATAATTTTTTAACTTACTGTTATTGTTTTTGTTATTGAGCCTGCTGTAAATTCTTCGGTAGCAG